TGTACAAATGCACCGCAGTACACAACCCTAAAGCAGAAGCCGCAATTAATCCATTTGATAAAGATTTGAATATCGATTGGCAAACAATTGATAAAATTGAAGACTTCATTCTATCAGACAAAGATAGAGCCGCAGGTTCTTTCGCAGATTATAAACTAAATCCAAAATTCTAATTATGAAAAATATTCTTATCGTTGGTGGCGCAGGCTACATTGGCACAAGACTCTCTAATCACTTGAGTACCCGCATGGGATACAAAGTGCATGTTATTGATAACTTTTGGTTTGGTGATAACTTAACTAAAAGCATTTCAAAAGAAAAGAAAAGTTTATGGGATATTAAACCGGAAGACTTGACAACATATGATGCTGTTTTGTTTCTTGCTGGATTGTCTAATGATCCGATGGCAATGTTCAGACCAGACTTAAACTTTATTGAGAATTCTTCTGCACCAATGTATCTTGCATTCATTGCTAAAGAAGCTGGTGTGAAACGTTTCATTTGTGCAAGTTCTTGTAGCGTATATGGATTCACAAAAAACAAGACATTAAATGAAAGCAGTCTTGTTAAACCTGCATATGCATATGGTATTTCTAAACTACAATGTGAACGTGGTTTAGAAACTTTAGAAGATGATAACTTTAAACCGATTGTATTCCGTAAAGGCACAGTTGGTGGATGGTCACAAAAAATGCGCTATGATTTAGTTGTAAACACTATGTTGAAGAGTGCATTCACTACACAAAAGATTGTAGTTAATAATCCAAAGATTTGGCGCCCACTTGTAGATATTCGTGATGTGATTCAGGGATATCAAAAAGCGTTAGAAGCAGACTTGAATGTGTCTGGTGTTTATAATCTTTCTGGCGGCAATATGACGATTGGTCAGTTGGGTGAAGCAATTCACGGAGAGTTGAGAAAAAGAGGATATGTTGTTGACTTAGTTATCAATGAAAACAATGATGTTCGTAACTACAAAGTGAGTACGGAAAAGATTGAGGATGAGTTAGGATTCAAAGCACAGTTTACCCCTCTAGATTCTTTGGCTGAAATACTTGACAATATGGATCCGTTAAGCTATAATTTCGATAGTGATGAATATTCTAACATAACAACATTTCAGAAAGTTTTAGGCAAATGAAAATTTTGTTAACTGGTGGGTCAGGACTTCTTGGTAGAAATTTAATTCGTCATTTAAGAGTAAAAGGACATGAAATCATTGCGCCCAATAGTAGTGAGTTAGACATTACTGATCCACTCTTCTTTATACTATTTGATTGTGATTTGGTTATTCATTGTGCGGCTATTGCAAAATTTGCTGATGCGGAAAAAAATCCTATTGACACAATTGAAACAAACATTCAAGGCACATGTAACGCATTAAAACATGCGATGAGTAAGAATGCTAGATTTGTTTTTATTTCATCGTCACATGTATTCGATGGACAAAAAGGAAACTACACACATACAGATTTGCCTAATCCATTAACACGATATGCAAAATCTAAAGTTGCTGGTGAGATGGCTACTCTAATTTATGAAAAATCTTTAGTGATACGAACAGAATTTTGCGATGTTGATTTTCCATTTAACACAGCATTTACAGATAAGTATTCATCTAAAGAGTACATAGATATCATTGCACCTAAGATTGCAGAGAAATGTTTAAGTGAACAAACAGGCATTTGTCATGTTGGTGGACCTAGACGTTCATTCTATGAGTTTGGACAATTGAGAAACCCAAATGTAAAACCTGGATCAGTTGAGAATTTATTAAAAACAAGCACAGTACCGATTTTGATAGATACAAGTTTAATTGAAAATTGAGGACACAATGGCATCAACAGTAATTGCACACATTTATAATGAAGAATATATTCTACCTTGGTGGCTAGAACATCATAAGAAAATTTTTGATCATGGTATCATTATCGACTATGCATCTACAGACAGGTCCCGTGAAATCATCAAAGAGATTTGTCCAACATGGGAAGTTGTACAATCTAAAAATTCAGAATTTAATGCTAGACTTGTTGACGTTGAAGTATTAGAATATGAACGTAAGATTGAAGGCTGGCGCATTTGTTTAAATGTCACAGAATTCTTAGTTGGTGATTACAAAAAGTTTTTAGTAGACACCATTAGGTCTACACAACATTTAATTCCTACAATTACATTTTGGGATTGGAATCCAAACGGTGAGTTAGACAGAACTAAACCTTTGTGGGCACAGAAGAAACAAGGTATTCACTATAAGACAGACTTCATGGCTCGCCGTGCTAGAAGTTTGCATAATGTGAAGACGATGGAATATGATGTTGGTCGTCATTTTCCTACACACAATAATGAAGAGATGATTATTTTTCATTATGCAAACTGTATTGCTAGTAGAGGTATGCTTGAACGTAGATTGCAGATTCAAACTAAAGTGCCAGAACACGATAGGGTTCGGGGATGGGGAAGTCATCACTATCATGGACCAAATGGTGTAATGACTGCTGATACTTTAAAAGAATTGTGGAGTAAAGATTTACCTAAAGTGACAGACTGTAGCGAAGATATTATTCGATACACTAAAGAGCCTGATGAAACATACGCATTAGATTTAGGATGCGGTGAGTATCCTAAGAATCCATTCAAAGCAAAACATCTATATGGCATTGACGTAAGAGATGATACTAAGAATAAAATCACAAAAGCAGATTTAGTTATTGAACCAATTCCATTCATTGATAATTTCTTTGACTATGTGACTGCACATGATTTCATCGAACACATTCCTAGACTAATGTATAACCCAAATCGTAGATATCCATTCGTAGAATTGATGAGTGAGATTTGGCGAGTACTTAAAGTTGGCGGAAAATTTTATTCCAAAACACCTGCATTTCCACATGCGGCCGCCTTTTGGGATCCAACACATGTGAATATAATCACAGAACAAACATTTCCATTTTATTTCGATAATGAAAAGATGTGGGCTAAAGAAGTTTATGGCTTCAAAGGTCAATTCAGAATCGAAAGCCAAACATGGGATGGACCACATTTACTAAGCACATTAGTCAAATGCTAAATAAAAGACCCACTAAAATTTAGTGGGTCAAAAAAGAAAGGAAAAATATGAAAGCACTATTAGCGGCTGTAGTATTTGTATCGGCACTATTTTCTACAAATGTGATTGCTACTGAATTGCCATCACTAAAAGAAATTTCAGATGCCGCTGGAGCACCAAAAAATTCAAGTAAATCCGACTTGTATTGGATGGCAATGAACATCTATTATGAAGCAGGTAGCGAACCCCTAATCGGTAAAATGGCAGTTGGCGCAGTCACACTCAACAGATTACATGATAGCAGATTTCCAAAAAGCATCCGTGATGTTGTGACAGAACCACAACAATTTTCTTGGTATAACACCAAAATTGCAAGTACACCACCAGCAAATAGCAAACGATGGAAAGAATCTTATGAAGTTGCAAAGATGCTATTGACAAAGACTGCTGGAACTGATATAATTAAACTATTAGAAGGCGCAACACACTTTCATGCTATTGATATTAAACCATCATGGCGTGGCAGAGTAACAAAAGTTGCGACTATTGAAGGTCATATTTTTTATAGAATGTAAAAGGAATTTTGAAATGAGTATCGTGAAAAAACAAGTTAACGTTAAAACTTACCAACGCAAAAATGGATATCCACCAAATTACTATGCATCAGAGAGTGATATGAAAAATCCTATGTTTCGTACCGCAAAGCCTGCAAGTACTCCAAACGCATCTGGAACATTTCGAAATGGGCGAATTACTTCAATGAGAGTTCTAATTGATGAGTCTTAAAATCATAACTCAAAAAGAATTTGAGGCAGAGATTAAACAGATACAACGTGATAAACATCCTATTACAATGATTGATGCTATTCTTGAATATTGCACAATCAAAAATGTTGAAGTTGAAACTGCCGCATCTTTAATTACGCCTCGCATGAAATCTGCTATTGAAGGTGAAGCGATGAAGCTAAAGATGATTGCACCAAAAGCAAGATTGCCTATTGAGGTGGATGATTAATGAAAATGGATGCTATAGACGCATACAAAGTTTATTTGGGAGTTAAAAATCACTTCACGCAAGATAGCTACGATTGGTTCAAGTACAACAAGAAAGTCAATGTCACATACGATTCTTTTTTGAAACGTAAAGACAAAATCTTTTTTGCTAAACTCGGTAATCGTAAGGATGCTTACTTAGAAGAATTTTTAGTTTCTAACTTCTTGCACGACACAAAAATTTGGGTTGGCGAACTTCTATCTGAAGAGTGTGAAGAACGCTACAAAGAATGGAAACGTAAACAAGAATCTTTAACGTATGTATTTAAAAATGAGATGGATTTTATCTCTGGTTGGAAGCCAGACGAACTGAATGAATTTTTTAATGCTAAAGGTGTCGATCATCCACCAATCATCAAGAAATATTTAAGAGGAGAAATCAGTCTGGAGACACTAGCAATATTGAATTCACTATTGCATTTTGTCAAAAGGTATGATACAATGATACATGATCCAATCTACAAAGAGGTAAGCAAGTTATGCAAAAAGTACCAGCCCTTTTTAAATTACGATACGGCAAGGATGAAAAAGTCACTCAGAGAATTAGTAGTGACGTAGTGGTGTCGGCAGTAATGCGTAAACCTAGTAAGGTTTGCCGACTATTGACACCTTTAGAGAATTATGATAGACTATATACTATAGTAGATTATGATAAAAGTGGACAAGCAAAACATACATTTAATACTTAACATACGAGGAATATACTAATATGGCATCAACATCATTTGCAGATTTGAAAAAGTCACGCACCAAAGATTTGGAAAAACTCACAGACGCAGTTTCCAAACTCACAAACAAAGAAGAAGGTAAGAAGTCTTATGAAGACACCCGATTCTGGAAACCCACAGTAGACAAAGCAGGTAATGGTTTCGCAACGATCCGTTTTCTTCCCGCACCCGCAGGCGAAGATGTACCTTGGGTTCAAGTTTTCAATCATTCATTCCAAGGTCCTGGTGGATGGTACATTGAAAATTCGTTGACTACACTCAACAAGAAAG